GATGCTGGTTTGTTCTATTGCCCATACGTTCCGTTGCAAATGGTTCGTGCAGTTGGTGAGAACAGCTTCCAACCAAAAATCGGCTTCAAAACTCGCTACGGCATGGTTTCGAATCCTTTTGCAGATGGCGCAGCCGCTTCTACACAAGGCGCTTTGACAGCCGCTTCTAACCAATACTACCGCAGAATGCTTGTAACAAACATCCTGTAATAAGAATTGGGATAACCAATCAAAAACTGGGCAGCTTCGGCTGCCCTTTTTTATTGTCTTATAAATAGATGATACAGTATAGACGAGGTTAACTGATGGTACAACAAAACTTCTTATCACCAACTGGTTTTAGGTTCAACGTGAAGCGTTTGCCTAACATATCTTTCTTTGTTCAAAGTATCAATGTTCCTGGTGTGTCTATGAATCCAGATGAAACACCTACGCCATTCACGACTATGTTTAGACTTGGCGATAGATTGACATATGATGATCTAACTCTTACCATTCGCTCTGATGAAAATCTAGATGCGTTTATAGAGATATACGAGTGGATGCAATCTGGAACAAAAGCTGGCGGCTTCACAGCATATGAGAGTATCAAAGAGAGTGATGATGGTCTGTATTCGGACGGCACTCTTATGGTTCTGAATAGCAAGAAGAACTCTAACAAAATGTTCATCTTCAAAGATATGTTTCCATCGCTTCTAACTTCTATTGCTATGGACGCTACACCAGGCGATATCTCATACGCTACATTTGATGTTACATTTAAATATAATACATACACGATTGAAACAATATAACTATTGACATTCTTAGTTTTTTGTGATATACTATATAATAAAACTATGGAGTTTGAAAGTGAAAATAGAAGACATATACGATGAGTGGGCTAAAGACGGTGAGATTGACCAAGCAAACATCTCAAGAACAGCATCAGACATTCCAAAGATGCACAACAAATACTACAGATTTTATGTAGAAGAAGGCTTGAAGCTAAAGAAGCAACGAGCCGATTACAAAGTTCTTATCAAGTTAAAAAACGATTACTATCGTGGTGACATGGATAGCGAAGAACTTAAAGAGCATGGTTGGCCACCACAGCCGCTCAGACTACTCAAATCAGATATCCCTACATATATTGATGCCGATAAAGATGTGGTTGACACCTCTCTTAAAATGGGTGTACAAGAAGCCAAAGTAGAATATCTGGAATCGATTATCAAACAGATAAACAATAGAAACTTTATTCTGTCTAATATAATAAATTGGGAAAAGTTTCGAACGGGAGCATAATGGAACTTGTTAATATTGAACGGGTGAACGAAGTATATATCCGAGTTCGAACCGAGTCTGGCATCAAAATGGAACTATCAAAGCACTTTGAGTTTGAAGTTCCTGGTGCTAAGTTCTCGCCAGCATACCGCAATAAAGTTTGGGATGGCCGCATACGCTTGTTCAATGCTATGACTGGTATGATATACTCTGGTCTACTGCCACACATAGTAAAGTTCTGTGCTACTCGTGATTATGAATGTGAAGTTGATGCGCAACTCAAACCAGATGAGGCAGTGCAAGATACCGCTGGATATGATCTCGCAAAAGAGTTTGATACGTTATACGAGCCAAGAGACTATCAGAACAACGCTATCGTACACGCTCTCAAAAACAATCGCTCTTTACTACTGTCTCCTACAGCATCTGGTAAGTCTTTGATCATCTATCTGCTATCAAGATTTCACGCAGAGCAAGGTAGACGAGTTTTGATTGTCGTGCCTACTATATCTCTTGTCACACAAATGGCGACAGACTTTGTAGAATACAATAAAAATAGACCACTAAATATACACAAGATCATGGGCGGTGTTGAAAAGAACATTGACGCTGAATACACTATCACTACTTGGCAATCTGTATTCAAAGAGAAGAAAGACTGGTTCTCTAAGTTTGACATGGTTGTTATAGACGAAGCACACCTTGCAAAAGCGAAGTCTATCACTGGTATCATGGAAAAGATGCCTGATTGTAAGTATCGTTACGGGCTTACTGGGACACTTGACGGCACACAGACACATAAGTTAGTTCTCGAAGGTCTATTCGGCGCAGTATTCGATGTTGTAAAGACCAAGACTTTGATTGACGATAAGACACTTGCAGAGTTCAAGATCAAATCAGTTGTTCTAAGTTATCCCGACACTATTCGAAAAGCAAACACTGGCAAAACATATCAAGAAGAAATAGATTGGATCGTAAGAAATGAAAGCCGCAATAGTTTCATTCGCAATCTTGCTTGGAGTCTTCCTGGAAACACTCTCATCTTATTTCAATTTGTTGAGAAGCACGGTAAGGTATTACATCCGATTTTGGCAAGAGAAGACAAAACAATTCACTTTGTGCATGGAGAAGTCCAAGCGCAAGACAGGGAGAATGTTCGACATATAACAGAAACAACTGATAACAATATCATTTTAGCATCATACGGTACTTTTTCTACAGGTATAAATATAAGACGATTGGATAACATCATCTTCGCATCACCATCTAAGGGCAAGATAAGAAATCTACAATCGATTGGCCGTGTTCTTCGTAAAGGCAACGGCAAAGAGAAAGCGGCACTATATGATATTGTTGATGATCTACAGTGGAAAAACAAAAAGAACTTCGCAGTATTACATTTTCTTGAAAGAGTAAAGATATACACAGAAGAAGGTTTCGACTTTAAAATCTATAATGTAGACATAAAAGGATGAACTAAATGGCTCAAGTAGTAAATGTTAAACTAAAGAACGGTGATGATATTGTTGCCATACTTCACTTAGATGAAGATGAGTTTGTTATTCTAGAAAATCCTGTTCAAATAGAAGCAGATCCAGAACACGGGTTCTTTGCTAGAAGTTGGCTTCTACTATCAGATGAAGACTTTGTTACACTTGATAAACAAGACTTATTCTATATCCATAATGCAAGTGATAAGTCTATAGGATATTATGAAGACTTTGTTGAGAAAGTAACATCAAAGAAAGGTGTTGTGACAGACGAAGACTTCACCACTGATCTAGAAGATGTGTTCAATGCTATTATGGACTCTAGAGGTGCAGTAAAGCATTAATATATTCATAATCGTATAACTCTATTATACATGGTCTGTCAGAAGAGTCAAGCGAATAATACAAAAAATATTGCTTGACAATCAACAAATATTATGTTATATTATTATAAAGTAGGAGTGATAAATTGATACCTAAGAAAACAAAGAGAAATTATATCAACAATGCAGAGTTCCTTGAAGCTGTCAAGGACTACAAGAAGTTGTGTCTAGAAGCAGAGGACTCGGGCGATGATGCCCCTCGTATTCCAAACTATATTGGTGAATGTATCTTTAAGATATCGACTCGCCTCGCTTCTAGACCAAATTTCTCTGGTTACACATACAAAGATGACATGATTTCGGATGGTCTAGAGAACGCTATTCAAGCGCTGGGTAACTTTGACCCTGAGAAGTCTAGTAATCCATTTGCTTATTTCACTCAAATTATTTGGTATGCCTTTCTAAGACGTATTGACAAAGAGAAGAAGCAGTTGTATATCAAACACAAGGTCATTGAAAACTCTGTGATTCATGGCACCGCTGTAGAAAAAAACGATGGTGATTCTGGTGATGCTGCTTTCATTGATCTTAACAATGACTATATGAACAACTTCGTTCAAAACTTTGAAGACACTATGGAACGTAAGAAAATTGCAAAGAAAGAGAAAGAAGACGCAAAAGAAGGTCTTGAAATATTTTATGATAAAACTACGGAGATAGAAGATTGAAAGTAGCCATCATAACTGATACGCATTATGGTGTAAAGAACGATAGTGTTTCGTTCGCTGCGTATCAAAACAAGTTCTTCAATGAGGTATTTCTGCCTTGTCTGATTGACAACAATATTACTCATGTATTACATCTTGGCGATCTGTTTGACAGACGTAAGTATGTAAACTTTATCACAGCAAAGAATGTAGAAGAGAACTTTGTAAAGCCACTCATGGATGCTGGTATTACTATGCACATGGTAGCTGGTAACCACGATACATATTTTAAGAACACAAACGATGTGAATAGCCTCAAGCAACTATACGGCAACACAAAGTATGATAGGTTTATGTCATATTGGAATGATACTGTAGAGATCGAACTTGATGGCTGCAAGATCATGCTTTGCCCTTGGGTGTGTGATGAGAACCGTGATCGTATCAAAGAAAGCCTGAAAGAAACGACAGCACAAGTTCTTATGGGACACTTTGAGATCACAGGTTTTGAGATGCACCGAGGTGCGATGTGTGATCATGGTGAATCTATCGATTCGTTTAGTAAGTTTGACATAGTATACTCTGGTCACTTCCATCACAGATCAACGTATCGTAATATCAGTTATCTTGGCGCACCCTATGAAATGACATGGAACGACTACAACGATCCAAAAGGGTTCCATATCTTTGATACGAGTGATAGAAGTCTGGAGTTCATTCTCAATCCGTTTCGCATGTTCCACAAGATTGAATACAACGATAACGATATGACCATAGAGGATGTTGCACAACTTGACACTTCTCTCTTGACAAATACGCATATTAAGGTTATAGTAAAGAGTAAGGGTAATCCTTACATCTTTGATCTGTTTATGGACAAGCTACTACAGGCTGGTGCAGCCGATATCAAAGTCGTTGACGACCTCACCAGTTTTGATGTTGTTGACGAGAGTGACCTGATTGACGAAGCACAAGATACTTTGACCATACTTAACAAATACATTGACTCTTTAGAGATCAAAGGCGACAAGAAGAATGTAGAACGGTTTATACATGACTTATATAATGAGGCTATCAATCTATGATTGAGTTCAAATATGTAAAATTTAAGAATATACTATCAACTGGCAACAACTTTACTACTATCAATCTAAATGCTAACAAATCCACACTGATCATCGGCGAGAATGGCGCAGGCAAGTCTACTATGCTTGACGCTATCTCTTTTGGTCTGTATGGTAAAGCGTTTAGACGAATCAGTAAGCCACAGTTGCTAAACTCTATCAATCAGAAGGCGCTTGAAGTTGAGTTAGCCTTTTCGATAGGTAAAGCAGAATATGTTATCAAACGTGGTATCAAGCCAAATATCTTTGAAATCTGGAAGAATGATGAGTTATTGAACCAAGATGCTGCGGCTCGTGACTATCAAGCATACCTAGAACAAAGCATTCTTAAAATGAACTTCAAGTCGTTTGGTCAGATTGTTGTGCTTGGTTCTTCTACGTTTGTGCCATTCATGCAGTTACCAGCACAGTATCGGCGTGAAGTGATTGAAGACTTGCTTGACATTCAGATTTTCAGTGTGATGAACAATCTACTGAAAGACAAGGTGACGAATAACAAGACAGAGTTCCAAGAGAACAAATACCAGATTGACCTAATTCGTGACCGTGTTAAGTCTGCTAAAGATCACAATGAGTCTATTCGTGCAATGAAGTCTATTGAAGTATCTCGTATCAAAGAGAAGGTCAAAGAGCAACTAGAATACATTGCCACAGAAGAAGAAAACATTGAGGCTGCTTCAAATACTCTTGATACTCTTATGTTGTCTATCTCTGACAAAAAAGATTCTACTAAGAAGTTCAATGAGTTGAATGATGTTGATCGTAAGCTAGATACCAAAAAGATGCAACTTATTAAGGAGATACAGTTCTATGAAAATCACGACAACTGTCCAACCTGTAAGCAAGGTATTGAACACGAGTTCAAACACGAAACGCTTCAAAGCCACGTCAAAAAGTCAGAAGAAATCGAAGACGCAAAACGATCAATCTGGGAAAAACGACTACTGGTTGAAAAACGACTACTCGAAATATCTAACATAGAAGACAAGATTTCTGCGACTAACCTCAAAGCCAGTGAACATCGTGCCAATATCAAGTTGAGCAAAAGCATTCTTGGTGGCTTCAAGAAAGAATTAGGTGATGCAGAGAAAGAAGTTGAAGAGGTAGATAACACTAAGATATGTGAACTCGAAACAGAGTTAAGAGAACAGCACGACAAGCAGTCACAGTTATCCTCTGATCGTGAGACACTATCTATCGTTGGTTCTATGCTGAAAGACGGTGGTATAAAGACCCGTATCATCAAGCAGTATGTGCCAGTGATGAATAAGCTGATTAATAAATACTTGTCAGCGATGGACTTTTTTGTGCAGTTTGAATTAGACGAAGCATTCAACGAAACAATCAAGTCACGCTTTCGTGATGTATTCTCGTATGGATCATTTTCAGAAGGAGAAAAACTACGCATTGACTTAGCATTACTCTTCACATGGAGAGCCGTTTCAAAACTACGCAATTCTGTTTCAACGAATCTATTGATCATGGATGAGATCATGGACAGTTCACTTGACAACGCTGGGACAGAAGAATTTCTAAAGATTATCAACGAACTCACATCAGACTCGAATGTGTTTATCATCAGTCACAAAGGCGATCAGCTTTATGACAAGTTCGATAATACCATAAAATTCGAGAAATACAAAAACTTTTCAAGGATGGTATCATGAGTATAGAAGGTAGACTAGAATCACTAGAACGCAAGAGAAAAGAGTTGCATGATAAAGTTGAAGCACTTGAAGCAGAGAAAGCACCAGAGAAATATATCACACCACTCAAGCGACAGAAACTACAACTAAAAGATGACATTGCGCATCTAAGAAGAACAAGCCAACAATGATCATCGGTTTCACGGCATCTGCTTTTGATTTACTACATGCTGGACATATTACGATGCTGCGTGAAGCCAAATCACAGTGTGACTATCTTATATGTGGTCTACAACTTGACCCATCTCTCGACCGTGATATCAAAAACTCCCCAATTCAATCTATGGTCGAGAGATACATTCAACTGTCAGCCGTCAAGTATGTTAACGAAATAGTTCCATATGTTACCGAAAAAGACTTGACAGATATACTTTCTTCGTATAAGATAAACATACGCATACTTGGCGATGAGTACAAAGACCGTGATTTTACAGGCAGAGACCTATGCGATAGACTTGGCATAAGTCTTTATTTCAATAGTAGAAACCATCGCTTCTCTTCAAGCGAATTGAGAAACCGTATATATGATAGACAAAATAATAATGAAGATCGTTGACGAACAGTCAACAGAGAACCACGTTGCAGTTCTATTATCAGCAGGAACAGATAGCATAACTTGTGCATTAGCCGCACATCGGCTTGGTAAGAAGGTGACTGGTTATAGTATGTTCGTTAATGGTCAGCAAACAAGCGATAGTCTTGGTGCTAAAGATGTCGCCGATCATTTTGGTTGGGGGTTTGTTCCTATTGATGTTCCTGTGAATAATCTTGTAGAAGACTTCAAAACACTCGTATTCGAGTATGGTTGCAAGAAGAAAACACAAGTAGAATGCACATATCCGTTTTTGTATGTGTATCCACAAATTCAAGAGAAGGAAGTGCTATCTGGCGTTGCCGCAGATGGTTGGTATGGCGTATCTAAAAGAGCCAACATTCACTTCAAACATACGAAGGAGTTATTTGATGGATTTCGTAACAACTACTTTGGTGCTGCTAATCCTGCTGGCGTATTACAACAACGTCAACTCGCTACTGAGCATGGTATGAAGTTAATTGCACCATATCTCGAACCAGAGGTTGCTGCTTGGATGATGCAACACGATTGGGACTTCTTTAACAAGCCTTTTCAGAAAGCACCTATTCATGATGCTTTCCCAGAGTTTAAAGATATCAAACGACATAGACATGAGAACTTGCAACTGATTGCAGGCATACCTGAGTATTTTGAAAAACTACTTGACAATAGAGAACTAAACGTGTATAATAGAGATCGAGTTATGGATTTGGTGCATGATTGGCAAGATATCGGATCCACTCTGGAAACATTCCTTTTTGAGGTAAACGATGAAGTATGAGAAGTATAACGTCAGTGATGTTAAAGAAGCATCTGCGCAGAACCTATTCACAGTAGTTAGTTGTTTTGCTGGAGGCGGTGGGTCTTCTACTGGCTATCGTCTTGCTGGTGGTAAGATTCTTCTTATCAATGAGTTTGTAGAAGAAGCGATTGCTGCGTATAGTAGCAACTACCCAGACACGCCAGTTCTTGTTGATGATATCAAAAAGTATTCTGGTCAAGACTTTCTTGATATGGCTAAGATTGCTCCTGGTGATCTTGACATTCTAGACGGATCGCCACCTTGTTCTGCATTCTCTGTTGCTGGTAAGCGTGAAAAGGGCTGGGTTGGTTATGTTAAAGATACTCGTAGAGTGTTCTTTGATGATGATGGTAACATTGCAGAAGAAGGCACACTAGAAGTCAAAGAGGGTATCAAGACCTACTCTGATGATAAAACAGTTGAGGGTATCGAAGACTTGTTTCTTGAGTTCATCCGTATCGCAAAAGATGTTCAACCAAAAGTCATTGTAGCTGAGAACGTAAAAGGTATGACGTTTGGTGAGGCTCGTTCTAAGTTGTATGAGTTTATCAATTCGTTTGAAGCTATTGGCTATCAAGTTACATACAAAGTGTTAAGCGCCGCTGACTTCGGCACACCACAAGCAAGAGAGCGCACTATCTTTATCTGTATTCGAAATGATGTGTGTGATGCTATCGGTATGAATATCATTAACTTGAATGGTGTATTCCCTGATCCAACAACAAAGCATATCGGCATCGAAGAGGGTATCTCTGATATCGTTAATGATCCAGAAGAAATTAAGATGTTGCGTGACTTCTATGAGGGGTCGTTTCAGAAGAAGTTTCTTGATCCTATTCCATTTCGCCCTCTAAAGCACATGAAGCCGAGTGATCCGCAGTTTCGTGACTGGAATCCTAAAGCATCATGTTTCAATATGATTCGCCCAGCGCCACATCTACCAAGCCCAACGCTAACACAGCAAGGGCAGAAACTTGGCTTATCTGGTGTGTTTCACTACGATGAGAATCGTAAACTAACGATCCCAGAACTAAAGCGTATCATGGGTCTACCAGAAGACTACATTCTTACTGGCAAGTTTGACCAGCAAGCAGAACGTATCGCAAGAATGGTTGCTCCAAAGATGATGGCAGAAGTTGCTAAATCCATTCATAAAAACGTATTGCAACCATATTACGAAACTCAAAAATAATACTTGACAAACGAATAGACTAGTGATATATTAAGATATGAGTTAACCGAGCAATGCAGCCAGTTTACCTCTATAAGCCTCAAGCATAAATAAAGGAAATCAAAAATATGAGGCTGCATTGCTATGAACGACTTTACATTTGCACACAGAGAAGAAGGTTTTGACGCTCACATTGATATGAGCATTCGCCACTACTCTACACTACATGACGATATTGTGGCACTATCACGCTATTTCATAGAGAATGATACCAACATCGTTGATATTGGTTGTTCTACTGGCAAGACGCTTGGTGCTATGATCGACCAGAATAAAGAGTTTGCTCCAGACGCAAACTATATCGGCGTTGAATATGCTGATGGTTTTACTGATGATATGAAAGCTAGAATGGTGCAATATGAAGACTATAATCTAGACTTGATATGCGAAGACATTCGAAACTTCGAGTTTGAGAATTGTTCTCTTGTTACTTCTATCTTTACCTTACAATTCATGTCACACAAAGATAGACAAGATGTATTGAACCGTATCTATGATGGGCTAAACCCTGGTGGCGCTTTTATCTTCGGTGAGAAGACTTATTCGTGTAGTTCTAAAGTTCAAGATATTCTTACGTTTATGTTCTATGACCATAAGCGTAAATCTTTTACCGCAGACGATATTATGACTAAAGAAGTTACTCTTCGTAACATGCTTAAACCAAATACATGGACAGAGTTACAGTCTATGTTGTTCGAAGCTGGGTTTAGCAGTGTTCAAACTTTTTGGCAAAATCATCTTTTTCTTGGTGCGATTGCCATTAAATAACCAAATTAGCCCTTGACGAATCGTTTCGCTAATGTTATATTTAAATCAAGAGAGAAGAAAAGAATCACTCTCTTACTAACCTACTACATTACTAATCATGATACGCCAGAGCAATAATGCCAGAGCGTATCTTAAAGCAAACAGCAAAAGGAATACTTACTATGACACAAGAAAATGTACAAAACTGGTCTGTTGAAACATGGACAGTAGATAAATTTATGACAGAATCTGCTTTCATTGATTTGAACCCACTCGGCCAACGACTGGAGACGAGTTCAAATCCAATTGGTGAATCAAAACCTTCAAAACCGCAAGGCATTATCGATTCTATGTTGCGCCAAAGCGATATTGGTGAAATCAAGATTGTGCGCACTCCAGATTCAGCGTATCCATATGAGTCTGTTGATGGCGGTCACCGCAAGCGGGCAATTCGTTCCTTTGTTGACAACAAATTCCCAACTCACAAAACTTCACCTGTCGGTGAAAAATTCTGGCGTGAATTTACAGACGCAGAGCGTAAAGCGTTTTTGCAATTTGGTATTCGTTTCGTTATCTTTGACTTCTTGACCAATCGTCAGAAAGGTGAGTTGTTCCGTGACACGAATAACACGACACCAGTAAATCAGCAAGAGACCTTGAACTCTTATGGTGATATGCCTATCGCCAATCTAGTTCGCAATACCGCACGTTCCGTAGATGATAACCCGTCACATCAGCTTTTTGAGTGGGCTATCTCTAACGCAGGTAATGTTAACTACCGCAACATTGCATTCGACAATAACCGTCTTGTGATTGACGAGATCGTTGCTCGTATCGCATTTATTATCTACTCTGGTGATAAGGTAAATACGACCACATACGACCAGTTGACTGCAATGTATGATGATCCGAATCTTGGCGAAAAAGAAGTAGCGAAGATCGGTAAGAAACTGAAAGAAGTTCTTGATTTCATCTTGAAAGTTTCTATCGCCCGCAAAAAAGTTCATGGTCGTGGTTTGACTAAGGGTATGATGGTCATGTTGTATCGTCTATACTTTCACTTCAAAGAAGAGTATGGTTCATTCAAAGTAGAAGACTATAGCGAATTTTTCGATGAATTTTACAAAGCATTCTCTGCGTTCGACTTGCGCAGCCCTACTCGCACCGAGATTGTAGAGAAGAGCCGTGATGGTAGTGGTGGTCGCTTGATCTATGAAGCATTCAATCAACACTTGGGTGAACACAAGACTTTGTATAAAACTCGCAACACCATTACTTGGATGCTTGAAGAGATGAACCTTAATGCCGCAACTCTTATCACCCAAGACAGCAAACGTTGCTTTTCACGAGAAGAGATTGAAGTAACCCTCGCCCGTCAAGGTTATAAGTGCTGGGTTGATGGTATGCCTCTTGTTATGAAGGACGCTGAAGGTGGTCACATCGTTCCTCACTCAAAAGGTGGTAAGACCGAAATTGGCAATCTTGTTGTAATTCGTGGTGTGCATAACCGTCGTATGCAAGATGTTAACGCCAATAACTTTAAAGAAAACTTTCTTAGAGTAATAGATCAGGCAATTACAAGAACAGAGGAAACAGTTTGAGGTTAGACTTTATATTTGATGTAGAAACAATGGGGCAGTCAGTTTTTGACTGTCCCGTCTTGGATGTGGCGTATGCTGTATTTGATTGGGAACGTTTTTCAAGTAACCCATACTCATTTGAAGAACTTACTACACTTGTCCAATATGACAAATTGAGTATAGAAGAACAAGTAAACAAATATGATTGCAAGGTGTCAACCTCTGCTATCAATTTTTGGCAACGTCAAGAACCAGCAGCTAGAAAAAAGATATTACCAACCAAAGAAGACTTGACATTCTCTGACTTTTGTGATAATCTATTTAAGTATCTAAGAGAAAGTGGTAACATACAATACTGGTGGTCACGTTCCAACACATTCGATCCAATCATTCTATGGCGTCTTATTCGCAAAGAAGGTCGTGATGCTCTATTAGATGAGTACCTAAAGTATTGGAGAGTTCGTGATATTAGAACATACATCGATGCTAAGTTTGATTTTAAAACTAAGAATGGGTTTATCCCTATTGCAGATGAACAATACTGGAACAAAGTATTCGTAGCCCATGATAGCATTCACGATGTTGCCGCAGATATTTTACGTTTGCAAGCAATTTTTAGAGCCGAAAATGATTTGGAGCATATAAATAGATGACAGAAAGTAAATATAATGCGGCTTCGACTGGAGCCTTGCGTGAAGCGTTAGGAGTACCTTACCTTAGGCAAGTCCCGCTAGAAGCCGTAGCAGCCGGTGCAACTTCTCTAGAATATGGTGCGAACAAGTATGCGCCTCGTAACTGGGAAAAAGGTTTACCTTGGCAGCAAATGATTGATAGTTTGAAGCGTCATATTGACGACTTTGAGCGCAGGCGTGACTATGATAATGGCATTGACGGCTCAGGTCTACATCAAGTCTGTATGATTATGGCTTCGGCTATGATGTTGTCTGCTTCTGTTATTCGTGGTATCGGTGATGATGATCGCCTACCACAAGTAGATGATCAAGCATATTCGCCTAAAGAATGTGCTAAATGGATGAAAATGCAACTCGAAAGAGCCGACGAGTTTACTAAATTGAAAGAAGGTGTGAAAAGTGGATCTTAATATTACAGCAGGTATGCTTCAAAAGAAAAAGCTAATGATCGCAACGCCTATGTATGGTGGGCAATGCTCGGGTACTTTTACTAAGTCTACGAATGATCTCGCTATGGCCTGTGTTCGTCACGGCATCGAAATTCGTTTCTATTATCTGTTTAATGAGTCGTTGATTACTCGTGCCAGAAACTATTGTGCTGACGAGTTCATTCGCTCTGATTCCACTCACTTGATGTTTATTGACTCTGACATTGGGTTTGATTACAAAGATGTTCTTACTCTCTTACATCTATGTGACGAAGGCACTGGCTATGATGTTGTAACTGGTCCTTACCCTAAGAAAACTATCGCTTGGGAAAAGATTAAGAAAGCAGTAGAAGCTGGGTTTGCTGACAAGACACCTTTTGCGCTTGAACAGTTCATGGGCGACTTCGTATTTAATCCAGTTGCAGGCACGACAGAGTTCCGTCTTGATGAACCAGTAGAAGTGCAAGAAGCTGGCACTGGCTTTATGATGATTCACAAAAGCGTGTTCTCAAAATACGCAGAAGCATTTCCAGAACTTAGCTACAAGCCAGATCATATTCGCACTGCATCATTTGATGGTTCTCGTGAAATTCATGCTTATTTTGATTGTATCATTGATCCAGACAGTCGTCGTTACTTGTCAGAAGACTATATGTTCTGCTACAATGTTCGTAAGATTGATATGAAAGTTTGGATGTGCCCTTGGATGAAATTGAAACATATTGGTAGCTATACGTTTGGTGGTAGTCTTGCAGCGCTTGCAGCCATTGCAGCATCACCTACGGCAAGTGTCGAATCTAATTCAAAAAACTACTTGACAAAACCCTCTAAAGATGATAAGATAAACAGACAACAACGCCGTGCAGCAAAAAAAGGTAAATAATAATATGAAATTTAGCGAAAATACAATATCTGTTCTAAAGAACTTCTCTACGATCAACCCAAGTGTTATGTTCAAATCAGGCAATACTGTTCGCACTATCTCACCACAGAAGACGGTTATGGCAACAGCCACTATTGGTGAAACGTTTGGCAGCAACGCTGGAGTGTATGATCTATCTCGTTTCCTTGCAACTCTATCGCTCTTTGATGAACCAGAAGTTGAGTTTCTTGATACGAAGTTCTCTATCAAAAGTGGTAAGAGCAGCGTAAACTATACATACGCAGCGGAGTCTATGATTGTTACTCCGCCTGAAAATGATATTCAAATCCCAAATCCAGAAGTAAATGTTCTAGTATCTTGGGATAATATCGAAAAAGTTATCCGTGCGGCAGGCGTTCTGCAACTCGGAGAAATTGCTTTCAAAGGTGATGGTGAGAATGTTCGCCTTGCAGCCATTGATAGCAAGAACCCGACCGCAGATGGTTTTGATATAGTATTATCAGCCTCTACGGACAAGACCTTTGAGATGATCATCAAAGTTGAAAATCTCAAACTAATGCCAGCCGATTACGAGGTAGCGCTATCATCTAAAGGGCTGGCACATTTCAAAGCTGACAAAGTTCAGTATTTCATTGCAATCGAAAAACATAGTAAATTTGGAGTATAATACATGACTGAAGAAACACAAGCACAAGCGCCAAGCCTTTCGCTCAACGACATCTCTAATGTTGTTCAAGTGATCGATATGGTATCAAGTCGTGGTGCTATTCGTGGCGACGAACTAGCGCCAGTAGGCATTCTGCGTGAGCGTTTTGTAGCGTTCTTGAAAGCATCTCAAGCGGCACAACCAGCAGCAGTCGAAGGCGCAGATGAGATTGTTGAAGACGCTGATACACTACCATCTGAGATGCAGCCACACTAAGACTAAAACAAAGAAGAGGGTTGACAAATCCTCTTCTTTACTATATTATACATTATGGTGGGATGAAAAATGCGAAGAGACCTTATAAACGAGATTGGTGTAGATGCCGATGACGTGGCCGAAGAAATAATTAAAAAAACAAATTTTGATAAAAAGTATACTTTTATATCAAAAGACCGTGATAAACCTATGTCTTTTCGATTAGAGTCTTCTCTGTTTGGGAACCCTGCTCGCAAAGAATTTGATGTTCCTGGTTATTATCTGTTATACAAAGATAATATGCCGATTTGTTTGGGTGTTTCTACACGCTCTATAGCAAATAGGTTATCTAGATTTTCTAAAGAGATACATGGCAAATCACGATCAGATGAAAGTTACCCTGCCGCAAGAAAGCATCGCTATCATTATGGTAGAAGTAACTTTGATGGCATAGAGGTTGTCTTTTGCCCGTTCCAACCGCCAGCTAATATTTTAATGGAAGATATTGAAACTTGTCTGATACACCATTTCAAACCAATTTACAATGTGAAAATTCGTACAGATAAAATAACACTTGCTAAAAGCGCTAATAAGTGTTATGATGATATTCAGACCATACTACAATTTTTTGTTTGAAAGATATATTATGCAAAATGAGTTCCTCTGGGTTGAGAAATATCGACCACAGACCGTTCGTGATACCATTCTACCTGTTGAATTGAAATCAACATTTCAACAGTTCGTAGATCAAAAAAATGTTCCTAATCTACTTCTAACTGGCCGTGCTGGTGTTGGTAAGACAACAGTGGCAAAGGCTATGCTCGAAGAGATTGGTGCAGACTACATTACAATCAACGGTTCGATGAATGGTAATATCGACACACTACGCAATGAGATTTCGAACTTCGCTTCGTCTATCTCGTTTACTGGTGGTCGTAAGTATGTCATTCTAGACGAAGCCGATTACCTGAATGCAAACTCTACACAGCCTGCTTTGCGTAACTTTATGGAAGAGTTCTCGAACAACTGTGGTTTCATTCTTACTTGTAACTTCAAGAACCGTATTATCGAACCACTTCACTCTCGTTGTAGCATTGTTGAGTTTGCTATTCCAAATGCTGAGAAGCCAAAGATGGCCGCACTGTTCTTCAAACGCACTTGTGGTATTCTTGATGGTGAAGGTGTTACATATGATCAAAAGTCTGTAGCCGAGTTCATTCAACTTTACTTTCCTGACTGGCGCCGTTGTCTGAATGAGTTACAGCGTTATTCATCTACTGGTAAGATTGACGCTGGTATTCTGGCTAACAAGAGTGATGACTCTATCAACACTCTTATTGGTTACATGAAAGACAAGAAGTTCACAGAACTCCGTAAGTGGGTTGCTGAGAATACTGATGTCGATTCGGCTGTTCTCTATCGTCAACTCTATGACATTCTACCCGAAAAGATCAAGTCAACGCAATCTGTGGCTGCGGCTATCATCATTCTTGCTGAATACCAATACAAAGAAGCCTTCGTCGCAAACTCTGAAATCAATCGTGTAGCAGCGCTTGCTACTCTTATGGCAGAGGTAGA